GGGGTCAAGGTACGAGCGGAGGTAATGCCTTGGGGGTGGGTCTGGCGATTTGACACGTTGCTGATTTTGGCGGCATGGAAAGATCATGCCGAGACTGCAACGCCGCTTTGCACAAAAAGCCCGGGGCGAGGAACTGGCCGCAGCGGTGCGGCCAATGTGCCGAAGCTCGCACCTCGAAACTGCAAATCCTTTTGAGGAAGGCGATCCACTCGCGAAGGGCGGAGGCAAGATCCCGGGCCTGCTGCATAGATTGCGGAGCCCAGTTGTCAGTCAAGGTACGGCGCGGGCCTGTCACTAAGCGGTGCAGTAAATGCAGGAATGCCTTTTCGCTCCGCAACGGAAAAAGGCGACGCGAGTCCGGTGCCGTGTGCATACACAGCAAGACGTGCCTAGCGTGTCGCCGCGATTTCAAGACGCAACGGCCGCGCCAAAAATACTGCTCCCCGGCGTGCGCTCACCTCGCCGACAGGCGACGCTGCACTGTGAAGTGTTCCAACGCTGCTTGCGGAAAGGATTTTGAGGCTGTTTCGTATCGGTCAAATGGTCGCCGGTTCTGCTGCTGGGAATGCTTTCGGGACGCTCACGCATCGGCGCAAAACGAATGCCACGGCTGCGGCCGGTTGTTCAAGCGGAAGGTTTACAAGTTCGAGTGGCAGGGCAAAAACAAATACTGCTCCCGCAACTGCTACCTTGACCACCGCTGGGGAAAGGACCGCCCCCGGAAGCAATGGTCGCATCGGGCGACTGAGACGGCGTGCCGCCGCTCGCTGGCCACATCACTGCGAAAGCGATGCAAGCACTACGGAGTGCCTTTCGACCCGGCGTGCACTCGTGAGGCCGTCTGCGAGCGTGATGGCTGGGTCTGCCAGCAATGCGGCATCAAATGCCATAAAGGAAGACATAGGTTCAACAAGCGAACTCGCAAGTTGAGCAAGCGGAACGCCGAGCACGACCACATTGTTCCGCTGTCGTGGCGAGATCCGACAAAAGGCAACACGTTCGAGAACTCGCAATGTCTGTGCCGTAGATGCAACGGCCGAAAACACAATTTCGGTGGCGGCCAGATGAGGCTCAATCTGGTGGAGTGCTGAATCATGGGAAGACGCGGCCCTAGGCCGATCCCGACGCAACTGAAGATTCTGCGGGGGAACCCGGGGAAGCAGCGGCTCAATGACGCCGAGCCCGCCCCGCCATCCAGCGGCATCGTCATGCCGCCGCACCTGGGGGAGGTCGCCGCCGCTCGCTGGCGTGAACTGCTCCCGATGCTCGAAGGCGTTCGCGTGATGACCCGGGCCGATGTCGAGGCACTCGCCCGGTATTGCGACACGTGGGAGTGGTGGCTTGCAGTGCGCGAGAAACTGAAGAAGGAAGGCGATACCTACCCAATCCTCAACGACGGCGGCGAGGTGAAGTACATCGCCCAGCGGCCAGAGGTTTCGATCGCTCACAAACTGGCCCAGCAGTTGCGGCAACTGGAAGCGGATTTTGGCTTGTCGCCAGCCGCCCGGGCGTCGCTAAAGGTGGAGCCGGATGCCAAGCAAGAAAGCAAGCTCGCTTCGTTCCTTGCCAGAAAAAAGGCGACGTGAGGCCGTCAAGGGCTTCACGTACAACGACGAACAGCCGAAGCTCGTGCAGCAGTTCCTCGAAGCGGTCTGCTGCCACACGAAGGACTCGCCGACTGCGCGTGCGGGCGATCCGATGCGCCTGCTCAAGTGGCACATCGAAGACGTGATTGAGCCGCTCTATGGGTGGCAAGGGGCCGACAACAAGCGACGCTATCGCTTGGCGTATATCGAGGTGCCGAAAAAGAACGCGAAGAGCACGCTGCTCTCCTGCCTTTCCGTCTGGCACCTTCTGATGGAGGGTCAGGGCGAATTGGGTTGCATCGCGGCAAAGGACCGCAATCAAGCGGCGATCATCTTTGACGAAACGGCCGCGATGGTGAAGCGGTCACCTGAACTGAAGTCGGTGCTTGAAGTCATCGACAGCCGCAAGACGATCTACTGCGCCGCCACCGACTCCAATCTGCGGGTGATCTCCCGCGACGCCGGTGCCGCCGAAGGCCCGTCGTACTCGTTTGTGTTTTGCGACGAGCTGCACGCGTGGCCCGACAGGCGTCTATTCGAGGCGCTGCGGTACTCCGGCCGATCCAGGCCCGAACCGCTGCTCTGCACGATAACCACGGCCGGAGATCGCCGCGACACGATTTGCTGGGAGCAGCACGAGTACGCGGAACAGGTGATCGCCGACCCGAACTACGACCCCCGGTTCTACGGCAAGATTTTTGCGGCGAAGGCCGACGGGACCGACGACTACTTTGACCCAGCCGTGTGGCGGCGATGCAATCCCGGCATGGGCATCACCATGACCGAGGAGTCATTCGCCGCGGATGCCCAGGAGGCTAGGAACAAGAGTACGAAACTCAACGGGTGGCTGCGTTACTCGCTTGGCGTCTGGGTCGAGAGTTCGCAGCGGTGGATTGACCCGGAGAAGTGGGCGGCGTGTTCGGGCGAGCCGGTCGAGCCGCTGGCCGGGCGGAAGTGCATCATCGGCATGGACTTGTCGAAGAGCACCGACTTGTCGGCGTGCGTGGCGTTGTTCCCCAACGAAGACGGCACGTTTGACATTGACCCGATGTTTTGGGCTCCCCGCGATTTGATCATGGAGCGGGAGCGGACGGATCGGCAGCCGTTCCAGCACTGGGTCAATCAAGGCTGGATCAAGGCGACGGACGGCAACGTCATCGACCACGCCTCGATCCGCGAATACGTCCTCGAATACTCAAAGAAGCACCAAGTGCAAAAGGTGCTGATGGACATCAGCGGAGCCGTCCAGTTGTCGGTGGAACTGCAAGGGGCCGGGCTGGACGTGGAATCATACGGACAAGGGTTTCGGCACATGAGCAGCCCCACGAAGCTGCTTGAGTCGCTGACGCTCCAACAGAGGATTCGCCACGGCGGCAACCCGGTGCTCTCGTGGATGGCCGGTTGCGTCACGGTGGAGACAAATGCGTTCGAGGACGTTCGCCCCGTGAAGAAAAAGAGCACCGGCCGCATCGACGGCATCGTGGCCTTGATATTCGCTCTGGGCTATTGGGAAGCAAACAGCATCACGAACGCGGCCGGTAACGGCCCCGAAATCTTCTTCATATGATCGCCAAGAACAAAGAACACCGCATCCTCTGGCTCCCCGGCGAGGCCCGCATGTGGGACGAGGACGGCGACTCGCGGAGTTCGTCGGGCGTCCGCATCGACTCGAACAACGCCCACCAAGTCGCGGCCGTGTTCGCGTGCCTGCGGGTGATCGCGGAGACGGTGGCGAGCCTGCCGCTGCACGTCTTGGAGCGGACGCCTGGGGGTGGCAAGCGGGTTGCCCGCGAGCTGCCGCTCTACCGCCAACTGCACGCACAGCCGAACGGGTGGCAGACGAGCTTCGAGTGGCGTGAGCAGGCCGTCTTTCACGTCGGCCTGTGGGGTAACGCGTTTTCGGAATTGAAAGCCGGGCAGATCGTGCCGCTTCATCCCAGCCGGATGAAGGTCGAGCGGATCGAGAACGGCAAGATTCGCTACAAGTTCCGCGAAGACAAGGGCACGGAGACGGTCTACTCGAACGAACAGATCCTCCAGATTCGCGGCCCCTCCGACGACGGCATCAACGGGATGTCGATCGTGGAGGAGTGCAAGGACGCCATCGCACTAGCCCGGGCTTGCGAGTTGCACGGGGCTCGATTTTTCGCAGCCGGTGCCCGCCCGGGGTTTGTTCTTTCGACCGACGGCAATCTCAACGCGGAGGCCCGCGAGGCGCTGCGCTCGCAGTGGGACCGGCGTCATGGTGGCGTTGGAAATTCCCACAACACTGCCGTGCTCACGGGCGGGCTCAAGCCCTACGAGATCCCGCAGTCCAGCAATTCCGATGCGCAGTTTTTGGAGCTGCGGCGTTACCAGTTGGACGAGATCGCCCGGCTCTTCCGGGTGCCCGGTCATCTCCTCGGGTCTGGTGCGGGCAGTGCCCAGGCCGACATTGAGTTCGTGCAGCACACGATCCTGCCGTGGCTGCGGCGGTTTGAGTCGGCGTTCATGCGCGACCTCATCGAGGACGACGACCGCTATCTGATCGAGTTCGACGTGCGCGGGCTCCTCCGCGGCGACTCTTCGAGCCGGTCGGCCTACTACCGGGCCATGTGGGACATCGGCGTCTTGAACACCGACGACATCCGCGAACTGGAGAACATGGACCCGGTTGAAGGCGGCGACGTGCGTTATCGCCCGCTGAACATGGGCACGCTGGGCGAGAAGCCGACCGAAGGCGACGTGCTGGCCCAGCAGCAACCGGGCAGCGGCATCGACGGGCAGGCGGTCGAGGGCGGGCTGGCCGCTGCGGCTGGCGAGCCGGTGGTGCCCGCGACGCCGGGCGAGTCGGCGGAAACAAGCCTGACGACGGCGGAGGTCTCGTCGCTCCTGACCGTGGTCAAGCAAATCACCGACGGGCTCCTGTCGGTGGATGCCGCCAGGGCGATCATCGCCGCGGCTTTCCCAGTGCTCTCTGCGGCCAGGGTTGAGACGATCCTGCAAGGGGTCGCGGTGAAGCAGGAAGAGCCGCCGCAGGCCCCCGCAGCCCCGGCGGCAGCGCCCCCTGCGGCCCGCTCACAGTCGGTGGAGTCGCGGGCCATGACGATCAGCATCGACTTCGACCGCACGTTTGCGGCCGATCCGACCATGTGGGGCGAGTTCGCCCGCAAGGCGGTGGCCGAAGGCAACACGGTCGTGATGATCTCGCGTCGTCCCGAGGAGGACCGCCAGACCGTGACGGACGCGCTGGGCGACTACGCGGAGGCGTTCTCTCAGGTGTTGCTCGTGGGTGGCGACACGCTCAAGGCCGACGCGGCCCAGGCGGCTGGCATCAACGTAGACGTGTGGGTGGATGACAGCCCGCAGACGATCACGCCCGCGGAGCCGTGCGACGAGTGCGAGGACAAGCCGAGGTCGCGGAGCCGCCGTAAGTGATCGCCGTCTTTCGCCCAACGCGACAGGGAGACGCCGACGCCGTGCTGCGGTGCGTCCGCATTCTGCGGGCTGTGCAGGCGGTGATTGAGCGGCGCGGCTTTTGCCCCACCGGCGAAGGCGGCGGGATCGACAACTCCTGCGGGACGAATAAGGGCGGAGGAGGCGCGGGCGGCGAGGCATCCCCGCAAGTGAAGGCATGGGCAGAAAAGAAGTTCGCGAAGCCGGAGCACGCTAAGGCTTTCACGGAATGGTTTGGCGACTCGAAGGTTGTGGATGACGGCGGCAATCCGGTCGTGATGTACCACGGCACTAAGGCGGATTTTGATGAATTCGATCTGACAAAGGCCACCGAGGCGGCGCTGCACGGCCCTGGCGTTTACATGACAGACAGCCCTGGCACCGCATCGGAATACGGCAAAGGAGGAAAGGTAAAGCCGCTGTATGCGTCAATCAGAAGCCCGCTGGACTTAGACGCGAAGCCGACCGCGAAGGAGGTCGATGCCGTCAAGTCTGCCCTGATGTCCTACAAGCACGAGCGGAAGGAAGGGGAAAAGCTGAAAAAGTGGCAGGCCAACGTAAACGCTTCAATTGACGACGCCTTGCAGAAAGTTGATTCGAGCAAGTCGAACGAGGAGATGCTCAAGTCGATACACGGCACCAACCTCGGGATTTGGGAAAGAGAAACGTCTTCCGGTAAGGCAATGGTCTACAAGGCGTTTTCGACAGAACTGAACGCCGAACTTCTGTCTCGCGCTGGGTTTGATGGCTTGCGACATCGTGGCGGCAGAATCATGGGCGACGGGAAAGAGCACACTGTCTACATCGCGTTTCGCCCGACGCAGGTGAAGTCAGCCACTGGCAACAGCGGATCCTTCGACCCAAAGAACCCGAAGATTACGCGAGCCGCCCGCGCTTGGTGCAAAGGTGCTTCGCCGCCTGATAACTCATGCCCTCCATCGAATAAGGGCAAGGGCAAGTCTGGCGATAAGGGCGGCGGCGTCAAAAAGGGTGCGAAGCCAGCGAAGAAAACGGGCGACAAGCCACGCAAGGGCGGTCGCAAAAAGGGCTTTGATCCGGCAAAGTCTTCTGCCGCGATCGTCAAGAAACTGGTCGCCGTGGACTCCAAGCTCCAAAAGAAGGTCGAGTCGGAGGCGAAGAATTTAGAAAAGGCAACGGCCGCGACAAAGAAGGCGCTGGAAAAGATCACGTCACTCGACTCTTCCTACGTCAGGGCGAAAGAGGAATCTGAAAAGAACCCAACCGACAAAGCAAAGCAGCGAGCCCTAGCCAAGATCGACAAGCAGATGGAAGCCGCCGCGGTCGCGCATCAAGCAAAGGTTGCGGCCTATGCGGCAGCAAAAGAAAAGCTCAATGCGACAATGGAGCAGCGAGCCAATGCGGGCCGCGAAGTGTTGCGTCAAGAAATCTCTCGGGAGATTCTGGAGATTGCAGGCACGGACGGCCTCGCGACCATCTACGAATCATCCAAGGCGACAATCCAGAAGACTCACGCCGACAGGCTCAAGAAGGTCAGAGACCCAGAAGCCAGGGCTAGAGTGGCAGACGCCTACGCTTTCATGCTTGAGCACACCAATCCGGCTATCCATGCTGGGGCGTTGCAGCCAAAGCTCTCGATGCGAGGCAACGTGCGGGCCTACGCAAGACGCGGCGGCTTTGACAGAGAGACGTTTGAGCCTACCGGAGTTCCCGAGGTCGTCGTATCCTCTCGCGAATCGCCAGGCGTGATCGCCCACGAGATCGGGCACTGCGTTGAGTACAACCCGGAGGCCACCCGGTTGGCTCAAGAGTTCAGGACGCGACGCACGGCTGGATCGCAGGAGGTCTCATTCCGCAGCAAGCTTGGCCGCGGCTACAAGAGCGACGAGCGCGGTGCACCGGACGATTTCAAGAAGGCGCACCTTGCGGCCGGGTATGACGACAAGGAAGCAGAGCACCGGGCTCACTACACCGGAAAGCGATACGTAAGCGGCAGCACCGAAGTGATTTCGATGGGCGTGGAGTTGCTCAAGAAAGATCCGGCCGCGTTTGCGAAATCCGACCCTGAATGGTTTGCCTTCACTACTGGCATAATGACGGGACGGCTACTGAACGAGTCTAGGCAAAAGAAAAAGGCGAGAGCGTGAAGGCTGTAATCACTGCCGGTGAAACAGCGATCGAACTGTCGGAGTCCGTCGCCGAGACGGGGCCGCGATTCGTCGTCTCCGGCCGCATCTCGCCGCAACTGAAAGCCGCTGTTGAGTCGATGGTAGAGGCGGCCGACGCGGCGTATGACTCGCCCGCCTACGGCACTCGGATCGGCTGGGCTGCGTCTAGCGTTGTGGATTTCCTGGGAGGCACGTTTGTGATTGAAGACGAGCCTCCAGAAGAAGACGGGGTCGTGTACTGATGGCAAGCGACAACAACAGGAGTGAGAGAATGAACATCGAACGCCGATCCCTAATCCTTGACGAGATCGAATCCGACACGCCGCTGCTCGCGGTCGAGACGCGGAGCGAGGAAGGCGGCGACGAGTCCCGCGAGTGGATCGTCGGCTATGCCGCCAAGTTCGGTGTGCTGTCCCTCGACCTGGGAGACTTCGTGGAACGTCTCGACCCCGGCGCGTTCGGCATCGTCACCGAGCGGCGTGGCCGCAAGAAGCCGCTGCAGACCCGGGCCTTGTGGAACCACGATCCCAACTTCCCCCTCGCCCGCTACCCCGAGACGCTGCGGCTGACGGTGGACGACGTGGGCCTGCGGTACGAGTTCCCAGTGCCCGACACGACCTACGGCCGCGACATCGCCGCGAACATTCGGGCGGGAATCGTGAAGGGCTCGTCCTTCGCGTTCCAAGTCTCGTCAGGTGGTGATGAGTGGAGCATGGAAGAGGGCCGCAGCGTGCGGACGATCAAGCGGGTCGATTCGCTGATCGACGTGTCGCCGACCACGTTCCCGGCCTATCCCGATAGCGACGTGGCAGTTGCCAAGCGTTCCTATGATCAGTTCCTCAAGCGGCAGGCCCACGTGATTGCGAAGCACACTGCCGCCATCGGGAAGATCGGCGAGATCAAAGACTTCTTGAGGACGCATGGCCGCTAAGAGCGGGGATTCCTGCCCCAGGTGCACCGCGGGCCGTTTGCTGGTCGCATCCAGCCAGCGGCAGGGGGAGTACCAAATTCGGTACTTGCGCTGCCGCGATTGCGGCTGCACGGACAAGCACGTGCTGCCCGCGGTCGAGGTTCGCCGCGCGAAGGCGGGCTAGGGTTCGTTTACTGCCCGCCCATCTTTTTCTGCAAGGGTTGGGGCGTGTCTCCATAGCGTGAGGGTATCGGCGGCATCGGTCGCCGGAATACCCGAACACAGGAGACGCTCACGTGGCTGTCGAAAAGCTCAAGGCTCTGCTCGATGAACTGGCTGCCGTTGTCGCCGAGATGGAGGCGATGACCGAAGACGCCCCCGAGGGCGAAGACGCGGCCCCGATGACCGAGGAGCAGGAAGCGTCGCTCCGCTCGCTCGAAGTGAAGGCCGACAAGCTCCGCGAGCGGATCGAGTTCGTGCAGCGCGTCCAGGCCAAGGAAGCCGAACTGCGGTCCGTGCTGGAGCGTTCCGCACCCGTCAAGGCGATTGAGACCCCCACCGAGGAGACCCCCGTGGAAAAGCGTACCGTTCATGCCGTGCCGAAGAGCCACGGCGTCCTTCGCGCGTTCAAGGATTCCGAGACCGCGTACCGCGCCGGTATGCACCTCCGCGGCTATGTCTTCGGCGATGCCGAGGCCCGTCGGTGGTGTGCCGACCACGGTGTCGAGCAGCGTGCCCAGGCCGGTGGCATCAACAGCCTCGGCGGCGTGCTGACCAGCCCCGAGATGTCGAGCGAGATCATCCGGCTCGTGGAGGAGTTCGGCTCCTTCCCGGCGAACGCTCGCCGGGTGTCGATGAACTCCGACACGCTCGTCGTGGCCCGTCGGACCGGTGGCCTTGCGGCTCGCCCCGTCGGTGAGAACGTCGAAGTGACCGCTTCGGACGTGACGTTCGACAACATCGAACTGAACGCGAAGATTTGGGGCGTGGCCAACCGCGTGCCCAACTCGCTGCTCGAAGACTCGATCATCGACCTCGCCGACGCGATGGCGGTGGAGATCGCCCAGG